CCATCAATGAAACAGGTACCAGACTTCACAGTGAAAATTAATCTGAATAAAGAGTTTACGGATAGATTTATCAAAGCTAAAAATGCAATTCCGGAATCTGTTAACTTTGCTGTTAATACTTCTAATAATGAGGCTCAGGTAATTGTTAACTATTCTAGTATGAAAACTAGTAGAATTGTGTTCAATGTAGATGCAACGATAGATTCAGATGTATCAAATATTTGTTTCAATGCAAATCTATTCAAAGAGATTTTGACAGCTAATAAAGATGCTGAATCTGGTACATTGGAAGTATCAGGCGCTGGATTGGCTCGAGTTACTTTCAAAGGAACTGAATTTGAAAGCACGTATTACTTAGTACAAATGCAAGCATCCTAATGAAAGTACGTGTAAAAAAATTATCAAAGAACGCTGTTATACCATCTTATGCTAAAGCAGGAGATGCCGGAATGGATTTCACTGCCATTGCAATGGAGGTAAACAAAGATTATATTGAATACTTCACAGGTATTGCAGTAGAGATACCAGAAGGTCATGTAGGTTTGATTTTTCCTCGCAGTTCAATTAGCAAGACAAACCTGACACTATCAAATTCCGTAGGCGTTATTGATTCTGGCTATAGAGGAGAAATCAAATTTCGATTCCGATTCCCTGAGGGTATGCCATTCCCAATGGTTCGTAGATATTCAGAAGGAGATAGAATTGGTCAATTGATTATAATGCCATATCCTCAAATTGAAATGGAAGAAGTATCTGAATTAAGTGATACTGATAGAGGTGATGGTGGTTTTGGTTCATCTGGAAATTAATATTATATGTTTGGAAATGTAGAAAATAGTCTATGGGTAGAGGCCGAAAGGCCTGCTACTCTAGACGGATATGTTGGAAATGAGCATATCGTAAGTAAAGTAAAAGTATATTTAGAATCAGGAGATGTACCTCATCTTCTATTATATGGTAGTGCAGGTACTGGTAAAACTACATTAGCTAAAATCATTGCTAATAATGTTGATGCCGATGTAATGTATCTAAATGCATCTGATGAGAACAATGTAGAAACGGTTAGAGAGAAAGTTAAAAACTTTGCTAGTACCATTGGATTCCGTAGATGGAAGATTTGTATATTGGATGAGTCAGATTACTTAACGGCCAATGCTCAAGCAGCTCTTCGTAATCTAATGGAGACATTTTCCAAGACTACGAGATTTATATTAACATGTAATTATGTTGAAAAGATCATCGATCCCATTCAATCTCGCTGCCAGGTATTTGGAATAGAGCCACCATCGAAATCGGAAGTAGCTAAGCGAGTAGTATCTATATTACAAAAGAGAAATATTACATTTGATAATAGTGATATAGTTACAGTTGTCAATAACGGTTATCCAGATATTCGTAGAATACTTAATACATGCCAGAGTCATGTAGTTAATGATACATTGAAACTAGATAATCATAGTATCGTACAAGCCAACTACATGACTAAATTACTTGCAATATTGCAAAGTGATCTAGATAAAAAAGAAAGTTTTAAACAAATTCGTCAATTGCTTGCGGATAGTAAAGTAAGAGATTTTACAGCACTATATCGCTTTCTTTTTGATGAAATTGATAATTACGCAAGTGGACATATTGCAAGTTGTATTTTGATACTTGCAGAAACACAAGCACAAGATGCTATGGTAGTAGATAAAGAATTACATGTCATGGCTATGATGGTAAAATTACTAACAGAAATAAAAGGATAAAATGAGTAAAGTTCTAGGAATGGATGGTCAGCAACAAGACCCGACACAATTACGCATTAATGCAAAAGATCTTAAAGATCTGACATGTGATGAATGTGGAAGTAAAGTATTTCGTGAGGCGACAATGTTTAAGCGGCTATCGGCTTTAGTATCACCTACTGGTAAGGAACAGATTATACCTATTCCGGTTTTCAGATGTGATGAGTGTAACAATATCAATGATGAATTCTTGCCTAAGGGATAATGACCGCGAAAAAACCAGCAACCATATTTGATCATCTTGCCAATTTAACTCATAAGAAAGTCTCATGGGATAAATTAAGCGAGGCAGATCAGAAGTCGTTTAGCCCGTATTTGATAAACCGCTGGCTTTCTATGAATCCGGATTTTATTGAATTAGTTGATATGTTACAGCAATATACTATCGGTATATTAGATAAAAAGCAGGTATATCAACTGTATTACGAGTTGTTACCTCGGCAAAAGACCTTTTCTAAGTATATCAAAGGAAAGAAAGAGAACAAGTATAATGCTGATCTCTTGAAGTTCATATGTGAACGATTTTGGGTGAATAAAGATGAAGCAGCTGAATATTTAGAATTACTTCCAAAAGAGGAATTGATATCTGAATTAAAGCGCTACGGCAACGATGACGGTACTATTAAAAAATTATTAAGGAAGCCAAAATGACAAAAAATCAAGATGTGAAACCACAATCTATAAATTATATAGCAATTCTAGAGCGCGAATATCCAACTATATTCGAAGGCTATAATCAGATCTTACATGAACAATTTGAATTATTTGCTAAAAAGCATCTCGATTACGGTATGGGAAATATTTCTCAGGGCACTAATTTAGAAACAGCAGATGAAAAAGAATTTGCATTATCAGGATTGTTCTTCAGGTTAAATGATAAAGTAAACCGATGGAAGAATTTGCTAGTAAATAAACGTGAAGCAAATAACGAATCATTGGTAGATACTTACCGAGATATCACAAATTATGGTATTATTGCTCAGCTAGTAGAACGCGGTCAATGGAAAAAGTAATTTGTATATTGCAATAAATTTCTTATATTTAAGTATGAAAGAATCTAATTATTTAAGTCCATTAGTAAAGTTTAGCATTCGCGAGCCACAAAAGGATGAGAGAAAGATTTCTTATTCCCAATACTCGATGTATGAAACATGTCCCAAATCTTGGGAATTAGCTTATGCACGTGGATTAAGAGAATATCAGCAATCTATTCATACTCTCTTTGGCACTGCTTTCCACGAAACACTGCAGACATATCTAACAGTAATGTATACCAAATCAATTAAAGCTGCAGATGAACTTCCATTGCAAGAAATGCTACAAAATAGCATGAAGGAAGAATATATCAAAGCAACTGAAGCTGGTATAACTGGATTCACTACCAAAGAAGAAATGGCTGAGTTTTATACTCATGGAGTTGAGATTTTGGAATGGATTAAGAAAAATCGCGGTAAGTATTTTACCAATCAGAATTGGGAGCTAGTAGGAATAGAAGTACCGATATGCCATCCGGTATCCGAATCAAATGACCATGTTATAATGATTGGATTTCTAGATGTAGTATTGCGTAATACAAAGACAGATGAAATTGTCATTATAGATATCAAGACTAGCACAGCTGGTTGGAATAAGTATCAGAAAGCAAATAAGCTTAAGGCATCTCAATTGGTATTATATAAGGAATATTATGCTAAACAATTCGGAGTTGATGTTGAAAAGATACATATTGAATACTTTATAGTAAAGCGTACTCTAATGGAAGGTGCAATGTTTCCTCAGAAAAGAGTGCAACAATTCAGACCCGCTTCAGGTAAGCCAACTCGTAACAAGCTTATTAAGAGTTTAGATTCATTTGTTGAATCTTCATTTGGTAAAGATGGCTCATATAATCTTGATAGAGAATATCCAGCTGTAGGTGGAAAGGGGTTGAAAAATTGCCGTTACTGTTTGTTTGCAGACCGCGAAGATCTTTGTCCTAAGGCAAATAGAATACGAGAATGAAGATAGCTATTATTGGTAGTAGAGAATGGAGCAATACACGTAAAATAAAAGACTTGCTATCATCTCTCAAACAAAAATTTGGTGATGATTTGGTTATTATTAGTGGCGGTGCGAAGGATGGTGCTGATGCATATGTAAAAAAATATGCTATTGAATTTGGATTGAATTATCAAGAATATAATCCAGCACATACGCAGCGCAATCTATATTCAGCAATGCCAGATTCATACTATTCAAAGCCATATCATGTAACTCAGTTCCATCATAGGAATATGTTAATAGCAAAAGCATGTGATCGAATGATTGCTTTGGTACCTGGAGAAGTTACAAAAGGAACTGCCAGTGCAATCAAATATGCAAAAAAATTAGATAAACCAGTAGTAATATTATCATGAAAACAGTTAAAAGTTATTTCACAAAGACCTTTGGCAAATATATGGCTAAATGGCAAGCAGGATTCTTTATAACCACTCCATGCATGTATCTATTTACAGATGTGCTAGAGTGGCCACATTGGGCAACTGTTATAGGATTTCAATGTGTAGGCGCCATTGTTTTTTGGCCTATTGATACTTACATTTTCTCTAAGAAAATTGAAGATTAAACACGTTAATGCATATTTATATTAAAGGAGTTACATGCAACAAATCAAGCTTCCGAAGTTACGGAAAATAGATCCAAACAAACCTAAAAAGAAG